GCATTACTTGCAATGTCGCAAGTATTCAGTAAAGGTAAAGTAAGTGCAGAAGAACTGCAAGGCCAATTGGGTGAGCGCTTACCTGGTGCGGTAACAGCATTTGCTAAAGCAACGGGCCGGACATTACCGCAATTATCAAAAGACTTAGAGCAAGGCGTGGTCAGCTTAAATGATGTAATGAAATTTGTGATTGAATTAGAAAAAACACATGCTAAAACAGCAAGTGACGTAGCACAATCTAGCGAAGAATCTGGCGCACGCATGACTGTTGCGTTAGATGAAGTCAAATTGGCCATTGGTTCAGCATTCCAGCCTATTGGCTCAATGTTTCAAGACTCAATAACAGAAATGGTTGCTAGTACTAAAGACAGTTTGGAAACACTTAAAGAAGCAATTTCTGCAGTAAGTAAAGTCATTGAAAATTTAATTGGCCCGCAGACCCTTAAAGCTATAAAAGATTTTGCTAATGCAAATTTAGATATTACAAAAGAACTTAAAGAAGGATTTAAGGACCTTCCGCTTGTAATCGCTGCCAGCATTGATCCCTTGGCAAGAACGTTTGCTCTCTTAGTAAAGATTGCCGAGGTTGCAAAATTAATTAAAGGCGAACCCCAAGCACTAGGCGATGGGCGTTATGCCGCACCTAGCCAACAGCAAAAAATACCAAAAGCAGAAAAACCACCAACTAAATTTGAACCGCCTAAATCCGGAGGTGACGATGCAGCTAAAAAAGAAGCTAAAGACAGACTAAACGCTTTAGTACAACAAAAAATAAATAAAGCAACAGAAGACGTGCAAAATAAAACTTTTGCGAATTTAAAGAAAATAGCTGAACTTGAAGATAACATTAGAGAAATTCAAACTGTTAAAACACTTGAAAACAAACAACAAGTTGAATTGCTTATTGCTCAAGGCCAAAAGAAAATAAAAGAAATTCAACTTACAGAAAAAGAGAATCAAGCAAACTTAAAACACTTTATAGCGATAAAAAATTTAGAAAAAGAAGAGAATTTACCGCTTAGAAATCAGCTTGGCATACAAGCAGATCTTGAAAGAAAAAAAGATATTCAATTAGCTAGGCTTGGCCTAGTAAAAGAAGAAAAAGAAATACAAGCTGATATTGATCAACAAAATAAAATTTTTACAGAAGAATTAAAAAAACAAAATCAAGAACGCGAAAATACAATTAAATTACTAGAAAAGCAATTTGCGCAACCGCAAAGGGAAGGATTAGAAGAAATGCAATTGCGTATGCGTTATCGTCGTGATTCGCGTGCATTAGAAGCCGAGTTAGAAAATTTGCAAATTAGACGTAAAGCTGACGCGGAAAGAGCAAAATTTCCAACACCTGACATAAAAGCATTTGAAAGTATAGCAAAAGTAGAAGAACAAGCCATTAAAGGGGCCGAAGCTATACGTGCATTAAAGCGTTCAATAGATGAATTAAATGCGGCTGATGTAGGGCAGGGCTTTAAGAATGGCGTTGAAAGTTTTCTTACTAGTATTGGTACAATGAGTGAGAATGTATCACAATTAACACAGAATGCATTTCAAGGTTTATCAGATGGCATTGCAGAATTAGTAACAACAGGCAAGATGAATTTTAATGATTTTGCTAATTCAATAATTAAAGATATGATACGCATTGCAACGCAACAATTAATATTGCGGCCTATCCTGCAAGGCATCGGCGGCCTATTTGGCGGTGGCGGTGGGACACTGGCACCCACCGATATGTTTAAGTACGTCAATAATGCCAAAGGCAACCTTTATGCCCAAAACGGCATTCAAGCTTTTGCACGTGGCGGCATTGTAGATAAGCCAATGTTATTCCCATTTGCTAAAGGCATTGGCCTTATGGGTGAGGCAGGGCCAGAAGCGATCATTCCGTTACGTCGTGGCCGTGATGGCAACTTAGGCGTTGCAAGCGGCGGCGGCGGCGGCGGCTCCACCAGCGTGGTTGTTAATGTTGATGCCACAGGTAGTAAAGTAGAAGGCGACGATCAAGACAGCAAACAACTTGGTACACTGCTTGCAGCAGCAGTACAAAAAGAATTAGTTAAACAAAAACGACCTGGAGGTATTCTCGCGTAATGGCCACTTTCCCTAACATCGCGCCAAGCTATGGCGCACAAAAAAACAATAGCCCGAAATCACGGGTGATTAAATTTGGTGATGGCTACGAAAACCGGATTACTTTTGGGTTAAATCAAAATCCAGTTGAATGGTCATTATCTTGGAATAATATTACAGAGGCCAATGCTGATACGATTGAAACATTTTTAGATGCGCGTGGCGTAGATGGTGCGAGCTTTGATTGGACTGGGCCAGGTGAACCAAGTGCTTATAAATTTGTTTGCGCTGAATGGAGTAAAACCATATCTTATGCTGGGCTAGCCGATATCCAAGCGACATTCCGCCAAGTATTTGAACCATGACCGTACCAGTATCCGAGCTACAAAAGATTGCGCCATCAGCAATTATTGAACTGTTTGAGTTGCATCTTGTTACTGCATTACATGGAGCAAATACAATTTATAGATTTCACGCCGGAAGTAATATGAATGCAAATCAAGAGTTAGTTTGGGCTGCAAATGCTTATCAGCGATTACCAGTTGAAATGGAAGGATTTGAATTTAGTGGCAAAGGAGTATTGCCACGACCTGTAATTAGAATTAGTAATGGTCTCGGTACAATTAGCGCAATATTATTTATTGTAAATGATGTAACGGCAGGTAATGATTTAACAGGTGCAAAATTAATAAGACGCAGAACAATGGCACGTTACATTGATGCTGTAAATTTTGTAGGTAGTGTAAATCCATATGGTACGCCAGATCCAACGGCTGAATTTCCGCAAGAGATTTATTATATCTCTCGTAAATCAACTGAAAACAGATTAGTAGTTGAATTCGAGTGTGCAGCAGCATTTGATCTCGCTGGCGTGAGGGCACCAAAACGACAATGCATTAGCAGTATTTGCCAATGGGTATATCGTTCTACGGAATGTAGCTATACAGCAAATGTATTCTTTGATGTAAACGACAATCCAGTCGCAACGCAAGCATTAGATATATGCAGCAAACGTTTAGATAGTTGCAAAAAAAGGTTTGGAGATACTGAACCGCTACCATTTGGATCATTCCCAGGTATTGGAGCATTTACAGCATGACGTGGAAAGCAAAAGCAATTGAACATGCAGAGGCTAGTAACCCTGTTGAGGCTTGCGGATTGGTTGTTGTCGTTAAAGGTCGTCGTCGTTATTGGCCGTGTAAAAATCTAGCACTTGATGCAGAACAGTTTATTCTTGATCCTATTGATTTTGCGTCAGCAGAAGAAGCAGGCGAAATTGAAGCTGTATTTCACAGCCATCCATTTACACCACCAGCACCAAGCCAAGCAGATTTAATTGGTATTGAAGTAACAGGCATGACATGGTTTATTTATAACCCAAATACAAAAACATGGAGCGAAACAAAACCAAGCGGTTATTCTGCACCATTAATTGGACGTGAATGGGTATGGGGTGTAGCTGATTGCTGGACATTAGTTCGTGATTGGTACAAAGCAAATGGCATCGTATTATTAGATTGGGAACGACCTGTAACACCAGAAGAATTTGAGCAGAAGCCATTGTTTGAGGGTTTTTGGTCAGAAGCTGGTTTTTATGAATTAGAACCAGAAGATGAATTAGAATGCGGCGATGCTTTACTTTTTAGTATTGAAGGCAAAGGGTTAAATCATGTTGGTGTTTATATCGGCGATCAATTATTATTACATCATGCGCGTAACAGATTAAGCAGTCGTGATTTATATGGCGGATGGTTGCAAAAATGCACAGGGCGGAGACTTAGGCATCAGAATGCTAATATGCTTACAGGGGGCTTGTACTAATCATGCTACGTGAAATCCGAATTTATGGACAGCTTGCAAAATTCGTAGGCAAACGTAAATTTTGGGCAGCAGTTGATAGCGCAGCCGAAGCAGTACGGTTTCTAATTGCTAATTTCCCAGGGCTTGAGGCGCATATGTGCGAGCCTGGGAGAAATTATCAAGTAATGATCGGCGATTACGCATTGGGTGAAGAGGAGTTGCATGGCCCTACTGGTAATTCTATGATTAGCTTTATTCCAGTAATTGGTGGTGCAGGCGGAGTAGGTAAAATATTTGCTGGTATAGGTTTAATTGCGCTTAGTGTATTATCAGCAGGTTTATTATCTGGTTTTGCATTTGGCTTTGCTGGCGGAGTTTTGGGATTAGGTACATTTGCAACGATTGGTGTTGGTATTGGAGTAAATTTAATATTAGGCGGTGTAAGCCAATTGCTAACACCAACGCCAATTATTAGCGCACAATCAGCATCAGGTGGACTTTCAGGTGGCAACTATAATAGCGGCACTAGACAAACAGAAATGGACCCACAAAAATCTTATAGTTTTTCTGGCATACAAAATACAAGCCGTCAAGGTGTACCAGTACCTTTAATTTTTGGCGAAACGATTGTTGGTAGTATTGTGATTTCTGCTGGTATTGATACTGAACAGGTACTGGCATGACAAAGCAAATACGTGGTGCAGGCGGCGGCAAGAAACAGTCGCAACCGCAACCAGTCCAACAGCAAACTGTAGTTCAACAAGTTGCTGCACCTGCCTATACACCAGTCCGTGATCCAGACAGCCTTGCATCTAAACAACATGCAATCTTTGTTGATCTATTAAGTGAAGGCGAAATTGAAGGATTTCCATCTGCGCGTACTTTTACACGCGGTGATGCTAATTACAATAGAGCATTACTTAAAGATGTTTATTTGAATGGGACACAAATTTTAAGGCAAGAAGCTGATGCAACGGCACCACAATCTATAGATTACAATTTCCAAAACGTTACATTTGAAGCAAGATATGGCACCCAAGCACAAACCTATATACCCGGCTTTACAGATATACAAGATGAGATAACAGTTAATTCTACTGTTACAATACCAAATCCTGTCACTAAGACCATAACAGATTCTGCTGTAGATGCAGTAAGAGTCACAATTACTGTGCCACGGTTAGAGCAATATACTGATCAAGGTGATATAAGAGGCACCAGCATAAACTTGCAAATACAAGTGCAATATAATGGTGGCGGCTTTAGTATTGCGGTAGATGATACAATTTCTGGCAGGACTGGAGATCAGTACCAACGCGACTATAAGATAGCTTTAAATGGCGCCTTCCCAGTTGATATAAGGGTTGTAAGGATTACTGCCGATAGCGTAAGCAATCAGTTAATTAATAGCTTTGTATGGTCGAGTTACACAGAAATTATTGAACAAAAACTAAGATACCCAAATAGTGCAATTATGGCACTGAGGTTAGATGCTGAACAATTCTCTAATATCCCATCGCGCACATATAAAGTGCGTGGGATTAAAGTACAGATACCATCTAATGGCACTGTAAATGCTGATACAGGTGCAATAACATATGCTGGAGTATGGAATGGAACGTTTGGTGCCGCGCAATGGACATCAGACCCAGCTTGGATTTTATATGATTTATTAGTAAATACAAGATATGGGTTAGGTGATCATATAAAAGCTGCACAATTAGATAAGTTTGCTTTCTTTTCTGCCAGTCAGTATTGCGGCGAATTAGTTGATGATGGTTTTGGGAAGACAGAACCAAGGTTTAGCTGTAATGCATTAATACAAAACCAAGATGAGGCATATCAGCTAATAAATGATCTTTGTAGCGTTATGCGCGTTATGCCGTATTGGTCAACAGGTTCATTAACAATAAGTCAAGATAAACCAACCGATCCTTCTTACCTATTTACATTAGCTAACGTAAGTGAAGACGGATTTAAGTATTCAGGATCTGATTTAAAAACAAGGCATACGGTAGCTGTTGTAAGTTATTTAGATATGACAACACAAGAGCTAGGATATGAAGTAGTTGAAGATAGTGTTGCAATTGCTAAGTACGGTGTAATTACAACTAATGTAAAAGCTTTTGCTTGTACAAGCCGAGGCCAAGCATCAAGATTGGGAGAATGGATGCTTTATAGCCAAGCGCATGAAACAGAAGTTATTGATTTTACTGCATCACTTGATGCTGGTGTAGTCGTAAGACCTGGCGCAGTTATTGCAGTAGCAGATCCAGTAAAATCTGGAATCAGACGTGGCGGACGTATTGCAGCCGCAACAACATTAACAATTACTGTAGACGATGATAGCGCCAATACAAGTTTGCCCACTAGCGGTAGTGCAACAATTTCAGTTTTAATGCCTGACGGTTCAGTAGAAACTAGAGCAATAACTACAATAGTAAGCGGGGTTGTAACAGTCTCGACAGCATTTAGCGTAGCACCTAATTCCAATAGTATTTGGATTATTAATAACAGTACAGTAGAAACCACAACATGGCGCGTACTTAGCGTTGCTGAGAAAGATCAAGCTCAATATCAAGTTGTAGCATTAGCTTATAACGCAAGTAAATATAATTATGTAGAGCGAGGCTTTAAGCTGCAAACGCGTGAAACTTCAGTACTAACAGTTGCACCTGATCCCCCTGGTAATTTAAGCGCAACTGAAACTTTATATAATTCTAACAACCAAGCAAAAGCCAAAATCATTGTAAGCTTTGGGAACGTGTTGGGCTGTAAAGAATATAGAGTTCAATATAAGCAAGGTGATGGGAATTTTACTTCTTTAGTTGTAAGTAGCAACGAATTTGAAATTTTAGATTCTCAAGCTGATGTTTATACAATTAATATTTTTAGTATTAGTGCACCTGGGATACCTTCTAACCAAGCAGCAACATTGCAATTTACCGCATTTGGTAAAACTGCTGTGCCGGGCGATGTACAGAATTTAACATTTGAGGCAATTAATAATAATTCAGGCCGTTTGCGATGGACTGAAACCGTAGATCTTGATGTAAAAATTGGTGGCAAGATTCATATTCGCCATAGCAGCCTTACCGATGGCACTGGTACATGGAGCAATAGCGTTGACCTAATACCTGCAAAATCTGGTAGTAGCACCGAAGCAATTGTGCCATTAGTAGAAGGTGAAATACTGGTTAAATTTGAAGATGATGGCGGTAGAAAAAGCGCTAATGAAACTAGCGTAATTATTGATTTGCCAGATACTATAGCGCCACTGGTAATCCAAACACGTAGAGAAGATATTGATGCACCACCATTTCAAGGCACTAAAACAAACACGTTCTATAGTGATGAATTTGATGCAATTTCACTTGATGGCACCGCATTATTTGATTCTATTGTTGATGTAGATTTAATTGCTAGTTTTGATGTAACAGGTAATGTGCAAGCATCAGGCAGTTATGAATTTGCTAATACACTGGATTTAGGCAATGTATTTTCACTTGACCTAAGCAGATTTTTTGTTACAAGGGGTTATTTCCCTAATGATTTAATTGATTCCCGTAGTAATACTGTAGATGATTGGTCTGATTGGGATGGCGGCATTATTGATGCAGTAAACGCAAAATTAATGATGCGGCACACTGATGATGACCCAACAGGTTCGCCTACATGGTCATCGTATCAAGAATTTGTTAATGGTACGTTTAAGGGTCGCGCTTTTCAATTCCGCGCTGATTTAACCAGTAATGCTATCGACCAAAATATATTAATTGATGAATTAGGTTATGCGGCAACAATAAAACGCCGTACTGAGCACAGCGTTGCTGCAATTGCTAGTGGCGCTGCGGCTTATACGGTCACATTTGCAAATGAGTTTTGGACTGGTACGGCAAGCCTCGGCGGCGTCAATGCTTACCTACCTAGTGTCGGTGTAACAGGTCAAAACATGGCAACCGGCGACTTTTTTGTAATTACTGGAGTTAGTGGCACCGGCTTTACTGTTACATTCAAAAACTCGGCTGGCACTGCAATTAACCGTAACTTTAACTGGAGTGCTGTAGGGTTCGGACAAGTAGGCTAAACTGGAGAAAACTAACAACTCATGAGCCAAGTTTCCTATATCGTCAGTAACGGAACGGGCGCTGCTGTTCGTTCAGATTTAAATAACCAGTTAGCTGCCATTGTCAGCAATAACAGCGGCAGCACAGAACCGGCGACAATGTACGCCTACCAGTGGTGGGCGGATACCACGGCTGGATTATTGAAATTGCGCAATGGCGCCAATAATGCGTGGATCACCATTAGGCAATTGGATGGTGAGTTCAGCACTGTGCCTGTTGAAAACGGTAGCGCGGCTGCACCATCGGTTTTTTTCAAGGATTCGGGCACTGATACTGGTTTCTTCTCCCCCGGCGCAGATCAAGTAGCCATCAGCACTGGTGGCACAGTGCGTTTAACGTCTAGCACTACTGCGATTAGTTCTGCATTACCAATAGATCATCCCCTTGGTGCAGTCGGTACGCCCAGCATTACATTTACGGGTGATCTCAATACCGGCATCTATAGCCCTGGCGGTGACCAAGTAGCGGTAGCAACTAATGGAGTTGAGCGTGTTGAGTTTGGCACCAGTGAAGTTGTATTTAATGATGGCGGCGTTGATTATGATTTTCGCGTTGAGGGCGACACTAAGGCCAATTTATTTTTAGTTGATGCTAGTGATGATGCTGTTTTATTAGATGGCAATTTAACGTTAAAAGGGCAAGCAGACTTACGTTTTGCTGATAGTGACAGCAGCCATTACATTGCGATCCAAGCGCCAAGCACGGTGGCGGCCAACGTAACGCTCACGCTACCACCAGCAGATGGCACTAACGGCCAGGTACTAAGCACCAACGGCAGCGGCACATTGAGTTGGGCTACGGCTGGCGGCACGATTCTGTATAACCGCCGTCCTGCGTTACATCGCGGGCCATTATTTAGTAAAACCGCTGCTACTACTATTAGCGTTGCTGCTGGTGCTGTATTAAACGGGCAGTATTACGCCAGTGCTACTGCGGTGACAATGGGCACCCATACCAATAACACTGATATGGCAATCTGGCAGCACCCAACAACAGGTGCATTAGTCAGTGATGCTAGCTATGTTACAGCTCCAGCAGGCGCTACAGGCGGCAGCATTGTCGGTGGTTACCATTACATCCCAAGCGGTAGACCAACAGCATTTAATAATGGCAGCCCAACTGCAACAGCAGAAATATTGGAATACAGCATATGGGATTTAACATGGCGACCTGTATGCCCAGACCCTCGCGGAATGACGTGTGTTGATGGGCGGTTCTGGTGTGATTTGTATTTCTGTGGCTCTACAAGTTATGCCAATACTACATTTGCAGCAGTGCAATCCAGCAAGATTGGTTTGACGATTGCTGATAACAGCAGCCCTGCATTAATTCCTAGCTTCTATGGCGGTAATGGCAGCACGGCTTATACGCTAACGGGCGGCAACAACCCAGGTAGCTGGTATAACTTTGCCGAGGTGGCGCATTCATTTGGTAAGCGATTTATGTTTAGCTGGGAGTTTCAAGCTGCTGCATTTGGCGCACCAGAAGCCGGTAGCCGTGGCTCAGACCCAGGCACTGTGATCTGGGAACGCGCCAGCAAATGGGGCCTAGCGCAAGCAAC